CACTCGTTGTGAATACAGGTTATTACGGGGTAGCATGTAACGCAAAAGGGTGTAGACTGACACTCGCTTGTGTTGACACGTACTGGTGTCATCCGCGCCGGGGGAGAGAAGCAGTGAACGGAAAGACAGAACACGTCGCGTACACACAACTGCGTAATGCGTATAGGATGAGGGATAACACTGCCCAGTGTGTAGACACACCGAAAAGCCCGGAACCCCAGACCGCGTTAGCGGAATTTGGATTGACCCCCAAGCAACAAAGCTTTGTGTCACTAATAGCCAGTGGTGAAGTGCCGAGCATCACAGAGGCTTACATCGCAGCGGGGTATGGATCCAACACGTCCAGCCGTAAGGCATTACGTGATAACGCTAGCCAGTTGATGGCGAAGCCATTGATACAAAAAGCGCTACAGGCAACACGTAGAGAGGTGGACAAGAAGGTCCATACAGAGGTCTACGCATCCCGTCGCTGGGTACTACGTAGGATACGTGAGGAGGCCTCTGATATGTCCAGTCCACCTACTGCACGTATCGCTGCGCTGTCATTGCTCGCGAAGGCTAGCGGCACCCTGGACAGTCCCAGCGAGCGCCAGGACAAGCGGGAACATCAGAGTCGCGAGTCTCTGCTATCGGAGTTAGAGAACAGGTTGAGTGCAGCGGGTGGAGTTACACAAATAGATGTAACACCTAGTAGTGTAGACAGTGGGACGGTGTGTACACCAAACGGTGATGACACTGAGTAGTGCCAACACGTAGTAGTGTCTACACTTCATGGTGACAACGCATTACTGCGTGGACACTGCCCTGTGTTGACACGTAGTGGTGTCTACACTGGGATGCGTCAACGCAGTCTAGTGTCTACACATGCGCGTGTAAGCGGCTACACGCAGGAGTGTCAACGCATCCGCGTGTAGGCGTTGGGCGGGCTCGGATCTGCGGGTAAATGAAGCGTGATCCCCCCCACCCCCTTTTGGTGAGAAGGGACTTTCAACTAATGCACTGTATTCTACGCAACCGATTACTATAATTTTTAGCTATGTCCCCAAGGGGGGACTTATATTCTCTGCACACGCTGTGTTCTGTTTAGAACCGTGAGTGTCTGAGTGTATGGGTAAGGTACCGGAATAGGGGCTACCGCCCCTGTGACCCCGTACATCCGGCCTCGTAGGTTTTTCGCTACGATACAGGCTGTTGTTGCTGCACCTGTCAAGTTATTGTATAAATAATTTGTGTCATTGCGCGCTGGGGTGTATTCCATCTCGGTACAAGGTGTACTGTTCGGATAGTGGTGGGATACGCCCCAGCATCTAGGACTTATGGACCTATCTCAAGCATTGACTGTAGTGAAGAGTCTTCCTCCTGAAGAGCAGAGGGAGATTCTGGATATACTTGATCGAATAGATGAACTCGATGCCGAGGAGGGAAGTCGGCTTGAGTTCATGCAGTTCGTTCAAGCCATGTGGCCTGCATTCATTATGGGTGCGCATCATCAGCTCATGGCCGAGAAGTTTGAGGCAATTGTACGGGGGGATCTCAAGCGTCTGATTGTGAATATGCCGCCTAGGCATACCAAGTCAGAGTTCGCATCCTACCTGTTGCCTGCATGGTTCCTGGGTACATACCCAGATAAGAAGGTTATTCAGACAGCACATACCGCAGAGCTGTCTGTAGGTTTCGGTCGTAAGGTTAGAAACCTTGTGAGTTCTGAGGATTTCACTAGAGTTTTTCCGGGCGTATCATTAGCTGCGGATTCAAAAGCGGCAGGTCGTTGGAATACAAACCATGGGGGGGAGTATTTCGCGATTGGTGTCGGGGGCGCGGTAACTGGGAAGGGTGCGGATCTCTTTATCATAGATGATCCGCACTCTGAACAGGAAGCCCAGATGGGCGACCCGAAGGTCTTCGATAAAGTCTATGAATGGTACACCTCTGGGCCAAGGCAGAGGCTACAGCCCGGTGGTGCGATATGCCTTGTCATGACGCGCTGGTCACAACGTGACCTCACAGCACAGCTGATAGATGCGATGAATGACAGGGAGGGGGCCGATGAATGGGAAGTCGTTGACTTCCCTGCGATACTTCCAGATGGAGATCCGACTTGGCCAGAGTTCTGGTCTAGTGAGGAGCTGGGGCAGATAAAAGCCACAATTCCTGCTGCTAAATGGTCAGCTCAGTACCAACAGGATCCAACGTCTGATGAAGCTGCAATTATCAAGAGGGAATGGTGGAGGTCTTGGGAACATCCAGACCCCCCTCCGTGTGAGTTCATCATACAGTCCTGGGATACTGCGTTTTTAAAGACCCAACGGGCTGATTATAGTGCATGCACTACATGGGGAGTGTTCTACGAGGAAGGTGCAGACCCGGAGTATGACCAAGCGAATGTCATTCTCCTGAATGCATTTCAAGAGCGTCTTGAGTTTCCAGAGCTGAAGCAGAGAGCTTTTGAAGAATACCAATATTGGAAGCCCGATGCATGCATCGTTGAGTCAAAGGCAGCAGGAACGCCTCTGATCTTTGAATTACGCAAGATGGGAATACTCGTATCGGAGTATTCCCCGTCGAGAGGGAATGACAAGGTAGCGAGGGTGAACTCAGTCTCAGACATGTTCTCTTCTGGAATTGTTTGGATCCCGAGAAAGCGCTTTGCGGAAGAAGTGGTGGAACAATTCGCTGGATTTCCGGGTGCAGCAGCACATGATGATCTTGTGGATTCATCCACACAGGCATTGATAAGATTCAGACAGGGTGGATTTCTGAATCTAAAGACAGATGACTATGAACCTTACACACCGAGAGCGCCGTTTTCTCCATATGGGTGATCAATGGCAATAGATAGGGTGTTGGATCCGAACTCTGTAGATATCTTCGAGGATGAAGATATGAGTATATCCGTTCTTCAAGACACCGGAGATGGTGGTGTTCTGGTTGACTTGGAAGCTGATATCGAATTCGAGGATGAGATACCGTTCGATGCAAACCTAGCTGAATACTGCGACGAGAAGTGTCTCACTGAGCTGTCTGGTGAGTTGATGGGGAACTACTCGTCAGATAAGTCCTCTCGCAAAGACTGGGAGAATGTCTACAGGAAGGGTCTGGATCAACTAGGACTCAAGATTGAGGACAGGACTACTCCTTGGTCAGGTGCCTGCGGCGTAGTGCATCCAGTACTGACAGAAGCTGTCATCCGGTTTCAGTCTCAGAGCATTACAGAAATATTCCCGAACGCCGGTCCCGTCAAGACGAAGATCATTGGCAAGATCACCGATGCAAAGACGAAGCAAGCTGCCCGTGTTCAAGAGTTCATGAACTACATGCTGACGGAAAAGATGCAGGAGTACAGAGCAGAAACTGAGAAGATGCTCTTTCACCTGCCTCTGGCAGGTAGTGCGTTCAGGAAGATCTACTGGGACCATACACTGGACAGACCAGCGTCTATGTTTGTTCCATCGGAGGATCTGGTTGTTTCATACGGATCCCCATCTCTGGAATTGGCAGAGCGTATATCACACTTGATGTACAAATCATACAACGATGTGCGCAAGCTTCAGGTCATGGGGTTCTACAGGGATATAGACCTATTCGAGGCACCCCCTGAGTATGGTGCGATTGTTGATAAGTACAATGAACTCACTGGTGAGTCACCGGCTTACGGGTCAGACGGTCGATGCACAATCATGGAGATGCATTGTGAAGCTGATATCGGTGGGTTTGAGGATGAGGTAGACGGAGAGCCTACCGGAATCGCATTGCCCTATATCGTGACTATCGACAAAGATAGCGCTCAGATACTATCGATAAGAAGGAACTGGGCAGAAGGCGACACTCTCAAGAAGAAGCTTCAGCACTTCGTTCACTATGAATACATCCCAGGACTAGGGTTCTATGGCTTTGGTCTTATTCATATGATCGGTGGAATTGCTCGAAGTGCCACTTCGATTCTGCGCCAGCTGGTTGATGCGGGAACACTCTCCAATCTTCCGGGTGGATTGAAGACGCGAGGATTAAGGATCAAGGGTGATGACTCGCCCATTATGCCTGGTGAGTTTAGAGACGTGGATATCCCTGGTGGCAAGATCGCAGACAACATCACGTTCATTCCGTACAAGGAACCTTCGACGGTTCTGTTTAATCTTCTCACGAATATAGTTGAGGAGGGGAGGAAGTTCGCGTCCATCACGGACATGAAGGTCTCCGATATGAATCAGCAAGCACCTGTGGGTACGACGCTTGCGATTATCGAGAGATCCATGAAGGTGATGAATGCCATTCAGTCTAGAATCCATTACTCAATGAAGCATGAGTTTGCAATTCTGTCTGACATTATACGCGACTACATGCCGGAAGATTATGAATGGGAAGTTGATGGGGATGAGTCCGTCAAGTCTGAAGACTTTGATAAGCGAATAGATATCGTCCCCGTAAGCGATCCCAACTCATCTACCATGGCACAGAGGATCATGCAGTACCAAGCTGCGTTGCAGCTTGCCAGCACAGCTCCTCAATTGTACGACTTGTCCGAATTGCATAGGCAGATGCTTGATGTGCTTGGCATTGCAGATGCAGCCGACATTGTTCCTTCGGCTAAGGATATCGAACCACTCGATCCTGTTTCTGAGAATATGAATATCATGAAGGGCGATCCGGTCAAGGCTGCGCTGTGGCAGGATCAGGATGCTCATATCAAGGTTCATATGGATGCTGCGAAGGATCCAATGATGATGGACATCATCAAGCAGTCTCCGAAGGCCAGGGTCATTGAGGGCGCTCTCTCTGCTCATGTCGTTGAGCATTTGAGCTTCAAGTACCGGAAGGAAATTGAGATCGAGTTGGGTACTCAGCTTCCGCCTCCGGGTGAGGTGTTGCCGCCCGATGTAGAGGTCAGGCTATCTCAGCTCGTCACTGAAGCCGCAGACAGGTTGCTCAACAGGGATGTGGCTGAAGCTCGACTCAAGGAGCAGATGGAGAAGATGGAAGATCCTGTGATTCAGAATCAGAAGCGCCAGCTAGAGATTGAGCAGTCCAAGCTGGACGCAAAGACAAAGACTGACGCAGCCAGAATCGCGGCAGACCTCAAGAAGGCCGAGATCAGGGATGACACCGAGCGTGCGCGTATCAAGTCTAAGGAATTCCTGACTGGGTTCGAGAGCGCTGTGGAAGAGGATCTTGAGGCCAGTAGGCTTGAGCAGGAGAACAAGGATAGAACTTCCAAGGAAGTGATTGAAGGGGTTAAGATAGGCTCGAAGGCGAACCAATAGATGGCAAGAAGTTGGGTTCAGGAATACAGAGAGGTTATGGATCGTTCGATCTCAGAGAGATCGGTCGATGTGTCTTCTGGGTCAGCCACATCCTATGAGGACTACTCGCACAAGGTTGGAGTAATTGAGGGATTGGAAATAGCCAGGAGAGAGTTCTTGGAAATCATACAGCGAATGGACAATGTACAGGGGAGTGATTAGTTATGGCGACTTTTGCACCTGACTACAAACGCAAGAAGAAGGCGACAAAGGCAGAGAAGAAAAAACCTGTTAGGTCTGGCAGGGCTGCCACCCGAAAGAGGGAGCTTGAGCGAAGGGCTGCTGCCAAGGCAAAGCCCGAGAAGAAGACGGCTGCTAAAGTTGCAATCAAGACAGTTGAACCCAAGAAGCCTGTGAAGAAGCCTGTGAAGAAGGATGTGAAGAAGGATGTGAAGAAGCCTTCTGTAAAGGCATCAGGGACATCTTCCGTGAATAAGCCTACCAAGCGCAAGAAAGCTCCCACTGGAAAAGTAGACAGTGGAGCTATTTCGCGTAATCCAAAGTTGGCGCGACTCCGTAAGGATCTGCAACCTCTGGCATCTTCCGTGAGCAAGCCTACTAAGCGCGAGAAAGCTCCCGCTGGAAGAGTAGACCGTGGAGCTATTTCGCGTAATCCGAAGTTGACGCGACCCAGCAGGAATATGCAACCTATTTACCCTGGAACTCTTGGGGTACGCAGTCCTGTGACGTTAGGGGGAGTCAGGAATCCATTCACATTCACCCCAAGAGCGCAGCCACCCGCACCCGCTTCGCCCGGAAGCCAGTCACCCATACCCACATTTGGGACCGGACCCAATCCAGTGACCCAGACTCATGTGACCGGAGGGTTTGCTCCAGT